ATCTTAGTCAAAGTACAGGCAGTACCCTCACCAAACTTCTTAGTGAACTCTTTGACTGTTCTTTCAATAACATCGTCACGTGCCATAGATCTCCTTACTGTGGTTTGGCTGCTGTCAACTTGGCGCGAATCCTATCTTCCAAAGACTGAATACTGCTCATGGTGCTTGCAGCAGGAGCAGGCTGAGCAGGAGCAGGCTGAGCAGGATGAGCAGTTTCGACAACTATAGGAGAAGGCTGAGCGGGAGGCCAGGAAGGTGTGGCAGCCGGCATCACAGGCGGTGTAAATCGTACAGATGCTGGAGGAGCAAAAGGCGTAGGAGCAACGGGTGGAGGCATTGTAAATACTGGAATGCTGGCTGGCGCTCCAGCTGCAGCGTTGGGATTGTAGACCCTCCAAGGATGCGTCTTGTGGCATGCCTCAATATCCTCTAAATCAGGCAAGCTAAAAATGTCATCCAAGTTGTACAGCTGGTCCAGCCAATCAGGATTCTGGATCGGTGTATGCTGTGGTATGGGATAGATGACATCTTGGATTTGCATACCCTGACCTGTACGCTGAAGTATCAGATCCACGCCATTGATGGGATCAGTAATGTCACCAAAGCTACCAGAGTCTTGAATACCCTTCAGCATTTGGTAAACTCTCTTACCATAGGTGTAAACTTGTACGCCCTTATGTGGTTCAGTGACATTAATGATGTTAGAATAATATCTCGGATTCGCACGTATGGCGAGTACGTCAACTTGGTACAAATCGTACTGCTGGCGGATCTGTGCCCAGGTTTTGCAAAAAGGACAAGTGCCCTCTTCCCACATATCAGGGCATACGAAAGCTTTGCCTGATGCACCTACGCGCCAATGAGTCTTTGCAAAACGAGCAAAAAGACCTGTTGCACTCCAAGGCGGTAAGATGCGGATACGGTGTTGAACACCTCCGGTTGGTACAAAAAGTTTTTCTTTCGGTACATTCTTCAAAAAAGGCTCATTTGCCACAGGCGTAAGCTTTTTTTGGTTATCTGGATTATATGTGTATACCGTCATCGTTTTCTCCTTAAATTTCCTTGTTAGTCTTGCTCAACTGTGAAAACACCCTTTTTGTACATATCCCGCTTGTTAATTGACATGAGCATACGAGACTTCATCTCTAATGCTTTCGCTGCCTTGTCAAGTAACTTTGCATTGGTGCGTAACTTAGTTTCCTGTTCTTTTAAAGCTTGCCACTTAGGATCACTTCTAAAATGACGCTTAATTTCTGTTTGCGTCAAATCGCTCATCGCCGGTAGTTTCTTATAATCTCCGGCTAAGAGTTGCTCATAGGTTTCGACTGCGAGAGTGGCAGTGTCTGCGCCCTCCTCAGCGTCAATAGCTAGAGCAGCATAGTAGTAAAACCAAGCTGGACACTGAGCCATCTCACCCTGCAGATTTAATTCATTGACCTGCAGGACTGTGTTTATGTTAGCGGGTTCTTCGGACATAGGCTATCAAAAAAATCATTGAGAGTAAAGACATTAGTTTCAATCAATTCTAATGTTTCTACGCTGTAGTGTTGAAGTATGTCAACTCGCAGACCCTTCGGTCTATTTAAAGGATGCGTGGGATCCACTTGCAAACCAGCTACTGCCAGTAACGAGGCAATACGACTATCAATAGACATGCCCAATTCAGCTGCAAAACGAAGTTCAGCAAAACTGTTCATACCTAAAATATGAATGCGCATACCCGCTGATACCAGCCTATTAAAAAAATGTTCAATAAGGCGACATCGTACTTTACCTAGCGCTTCGCTATCAACTGGATCGCCATAATAATGAACAACACGAGGAAAACCAACCATGATGACGGTCGGTGATGCGATGGCCCACTCAATTTCTGCCTCTGCTTCTGCAATTGTTTGTCCTTGTATCACATACATCCAAGTAGTCCGTAAGGGACTAATCTCAGTGTATAGTTGAAAGTTTTTACGCGTCGCCGCCGCACAACCTAGGATATCTGGGGCAACGACGACACCAGGTCCCAAAATATCTGCAAGCTCAAAATACTTAACAGCCCAATCACGGTCACCGGTGACCGTAGGATTAACCTGCGAAACGTCAGCATTAATACCAACGCCACAATCAAGAATTGAATTACTGCAATCAACTCCATTAAAGAACCCCCTGTAAATTAGACTTTCTAAACAATACTCAGACTCTATATAAAAATTTGATTCTGGCCCTACAACATTCAAGTAGTGTAGGGGTAGGGTGTGTAATAATGCTGGTTGTTTAATCATATCCCAGAATATCCTTTACCTGCTGAACACGCTCATCAACTGTACCTCTTATTGTATGATACGGGACCCCGTGGTAATCAAGTATCAACTTCAAAGTCTTATCATGAGCTATTTGAAAACTGGGATCGCTAAAGCGCACGCCATCATTTACCAAAGGAAATTCGATAGGAACATAGAACACGTAGTCATACCAAATGTGGCGCACAGCCCATTTCATTAGATGGTAGTGAAAGTCTGGATGCACAGTAAGCTTGGCATATGCCCAAGTATCATAGATAGATCTAGAGGCTATGTAAGAAGGCGTCAAATATTGCTTCCATATGTAACAAAAGTCAATATAACGCTGTTGTGTACGTGCACTGTAATTTTTGAGATTAGGATGGTTCCTTACAAAACTATCAAAGGCAAAAGGCAAGGGTATTAGAGAGTAAATTCGATCAAATAAAGTACTCTTACCAACACCATGACTACCGGTAAAAACAATGCGCATTAAAATCTCCTTACCTGGTCGTCACGTAGTTCTTCACGAATATCATCTTCAATTGTCTTCTCAACAACCTTGTCTTTTTCCTTAGTAGCTTCTTCGCCCCAACGGTGTACTAGCTTAGAGTCAAGTTTTAAAGAAATATTTATCTTGGGTAATGGAAGACGCATAATCTCAGTCATTAAGCTACAAATGTCTTCTGCATGTTCTTCAGGAGCCTCAGAGATGATAGCATCATGCACAGATAGAACAATGCCTGGAACTTGATACATCGTTTCTAAAGACCAACCAAAAAGTCTTTCTAAAGCAGCGTCAATGGTATACAGACTTCTATTAGTAGTATCTGCCACACCATTCTGACAAGGAAAGTTCGCAGACAGACGATCATAGTAAGCTGCCGTCTTTCGATCGTACGCGGGCGGGAAGTGTCTACGTCTACCATAAATGCCATCAATCACAGCACGTTCGCGCCATTGGCGTTCCTGTTCAGCCCACCACTGGGGGACCATATAATAAGTTTCGTCCCATTTTTTAAACAAAGCTTCAGCTTCATCTTCAGTCATCTTCAGTACACCAGCTGCTCCTCTACCACCTCCACGATATGCTTTTCGAAAATTAATGGTCTTAGCAATGACACGAGTTTCCTTATTTACCTTATCCATCGTAAGGCGCATCATGTTGAGCTGAGTATGTAAATGCATGTCATCAGAAGTCACGGCCTCTATCAATCTAGGGTCACCTGAAAGAAAAGCTAGTAATACCAGTTCAGCTTGTGAATAATCGCAGTCTATTAAAACCCACCCAGGAGGAGCCATGAAATTCATGCGTATCTCAGGATCACGTGGAATAGTTAAAAGACTTGGAGCTTTTGCTGAAGGTCGACCGCTAGTTGTGCCATGTGTTAAAAAATCAGAATGTATACGGTTATTATGGTCAAGGTACTGTAGCATGCCTCCTTTGATGTTGCCCATGCCATCATCGCCATCAAGGTAAGTGGTAAGCATCTTCTGCATATGCTTCATTTTGATGATAAGTGCAGGGGCAATATGCTTGTCTTCTAATAACTTTAATGTTTCCTTGTTAGTTGAAGGCTTGCCCTTTTTGGTTGTAGCAAAAACAGGCAAATGTAACTTCACATATAACATGTCTGCAAGCTGCTGATATGAAGTCCATTCAAACGTAGAACCTACGGCACTAAAAAGATCCTTTTCAAGTGCTTTGATCTTAGCCCTGTAAAGAGAAGATGTTTCTAGAACACGCGGACGATCTACCATGATACCCCGAAATGAAATCTTAGTAAATACTCTGCGTGTAGGCATGGCATGATCAACATAAAAGTCCCACAAATCTTCCTTGCGTAAACGAATTTCAAATTGATCCTTAAGCACCTTAGTGGTGTAGGTATCATCAGTGTTATAATCCAGAAGTACTTCAGGAGAAGCATTGGCAATTTCAGCTGGATCACCTACTTCTTCAAGAATCTTGTGTTGGTAACCTGCCTTCTCAGCAATGAATAAGGTAGTTAAATCCTTTAATTTATGGGAACTATTCTCATCCAATAACAAGTGGGCATCAATGGTATCATAACTGTTCTTAACATAATAGCCATTGAACCAAAGAAACTTTGTATCAAAGTCTCCGTTATGAAAGATAAAGGCAATTTCATGATTGTTAAAAAGCTGAGTAAATATACCTTTGACCCAGGGATCTTTTAACTCGGCGTGCCACCAACCAACCTTGGGTCTAGTAAGTATACCTACACTTAACATATTACCATCCTCAAGAGTACATGAAAAACTGATGGATGCTATTTCATTACGGTAAAAGGAAAGGCCTGTTGTTTCTAAGTCAACTGCTATTTCTTTAGCCTGAGTCCTTAGAAACTCTGTTAATAACGTGAATTGTTCCTTGTCCCGAACAAGAATCTTATTATTGGTAGGCAACGTGCTAGTGACCTTGATATCTTCTACAAATTCTCGGGCTCGTCTAAGATCTGATAATACTGTTTGGCCATATGCCGGTTTTACAAGAACAGCATCAGGGTGAAACGTGGCCATTGCCTTGATAGGAGGATCACCAAAGATATCACAATCATAAAAAATACCCCGACGTTCAGTGATCTTAGGTAAACCCAAAATTGCCTTCAAACTGATAGCTCCAAGTAACATTATCAGCTTTGGACGAGTACTTGTAAAATCAATTTTGCCGTGTTTAACAAAACAGGCCTTGTATTCACTGGCCTCAGGTAAACGATCTCCTGGGGGGCGGCATCTAGTAGTAGACGTAATAAAACACTCAGATTCGGAGATACCAACTTGGCGCAGAAGATCAGAAAACAAAGCAGAAGTAGTTCTGCTTGTCAAAGGGCGTCCATTAAGAAGATCCGCAGTGTTAACTGTGGGGGTAATGAACATTAAACCATAGCGGCCCGTTCCACGGCCATAAACAGCACTGCGGCGAATAGCACCTGAAACAGAAGTTTCCCAAAGAGGACAACTCTTACAAGGCGTATCATCTACTGAATAATGGCCTTGAAGTAATGGTGGAGAAACTGGCTGATCCATTAAAACTTTCCAGTCGATCCGAAGCGACCTTCGCCTCTTGAGGAAGGACTAAGTTCATTAGTCGTAACAAGTTGTATCGGGAGCCTGTGGTGGAAAATAAGCTGCGCACACTTTTGGTAACGTTGGATCGTAATTCTTTCAGTACCATTATTGCACATGAAAGCACTAATATATCCACGGTATCCTGCGTCGTACACCCCTCTAAAAGTATAGACGTCTTGCGCGCCAAATGAACTTTTGCCATCAATGGTAGCATACAGGTGACCTGGCATTTCCATTGCAAGGCCTGTTGATACTTCTACCTTCTGGCCTGGCAATAAATCCACAGTGTGAAGAGAAAAAAGATCAAAGCCTGCATCCTCTTCATAAGCCTTTTCAGGACACTTCGCACCTGGATCTAACTTTTTAAAAAGAACAACAATATTATCTGAAGGCGCCAATTTCATGCCCGTAGCACAAACAGGACAATGCGCTACGTAGTCAATGAAATCAACTAACTCCTTTTGCGATGCAATATTGTACACAGTATTAATTTCATCCCTGTGTATATATGAATGCACCGCATTATCCACGAGTTCCCGAAACGTTGTTTCAGGCCGTGGGTGTTTGTGGGCTAACTTGCTGTTCTCCATTTGTAGGCACATTCTCATCTGATCCACCAACTGGCGCCACCTTTGAAATTTTGAGATAACGTTTCACTCCGTTCAGATTGATGACAACATTGCGATTGGCCGGGTTTAGGCCGATGATCTCATAGACATGGTCTTCAAATAGAATGAAATCACCCTTCTTGTAGGGCAATTCTTCCTTACCCCCACGAAGCACAGCTGCAGCCTGGCTGAAGATCTCACCGGTTTCCTGCACCTTAAACTTGACACGACCGGAAGAGTTTTCAACAGATACTACTTCAACAGTACCGCCACTGATGCCATGCACAGCACTAAAGGTTTGCCCTTTGACAAAAATGTGTGCATCATCAAATAACCCCTTCAACTGCTTCTTGTTGAATTCAGACTTCACAGCAGGATCTGTATCAACCTGTACTTGCTCTGAAGCAGGAGCAGCCTGTTCCGTGGGAACAATAGGTTGAGTTGATAGCACAAGAGATGCGGGCGGCCCTTCCTCGGTGGGCTCCGTTACCACCACTATTGCTGGTTCTTCACCCTTGGTAGTCATCTTTGTAATAAGTTCACGTGGAGATAAATTCACCACGTCTTCAACAGTTACTTTTGTCATGTTTTTCTCCTTAGTAAATCCTTTTGACGTTGCTATTTGGATCTGATAAGAATCGTCTAATTTCTTCGTATGATAGTTCACCTGCGTCATGACCATCAAGTAAAGCAACGTATGTATTAAAATTTGGAGCTAGTGCCTTAGATAATTGGTCAATATCCTTTTTCGCCGTGCCATCATTGTCAAGTAGAATGATTACCTTCTTAAAATTACCCAGTGCAATTAAACGTACTTGCTCTGGAGAAACAGCTTTACCAAAGGCAGCAACCGCAGTAGGTCCTGCCTTTAAACAATCAAAAATTCCCTCAGTTATAATGAGCTCTGCATCCTGTTGAATGGCACAGTCGTAATTGTATAGTAAGTATCTCTTATCCATTCCGGTAGAATTGACGTATTTAACTTTATGATCCTCAAGGGTTCGAGCCTGGAATCCACGATATACACCTCCTTGATGGACAGGCATGATAACTCTGGCACCAAAAGAGTAGTTCCCTTTCCTATAGTCGTGACAGTAAAAGAACCTTCCAGGTAGGTCACTAACTCTAAACCCCCGACCTTCAATATAAGTTCTCGCCATTTCGTTGGGGGACAACTCGGCAATATCCACGCAGGCAGGGAAGGCCTCGGTATCAGACTCAACGAAAGGAGGACGTCGTTCAATTTCTGCAAAGTTAGATTCGAAAACTGCGAGCTGTGGGATGAGGTTGCTGACCCTTCCAGAATATTCGCATCTGAAACAGTGGGCTGCATCTTTGACGGGGTTAAGATAGAGTTTAAAGTTTCGATCAACGCCTCGTCCACGAGCTGTGCAGAACGGACAGCAAATGAGGATTTCATCTCCTGCCAGACGGAACTCTCCAAAACGCTTGGCGATGATAATTTTAGCAACTCGTAATTCCACTTATATTCCCATTCTTTCACGCTGCATCCCCACTTCCATAGATCTCTGCCCGCTGAAGGATAAAGCGAACCGTATTGTAATCTATGGTATAACGTTCCATGCGACCCTTTTCGGTGTTACGAGATTTAGTTAAGTTAAGAATAACTTCACGTTTAAGAGCATCATCCTGTGTTTGGCCCATGCCTACAACAACATCTGAAACTCTTATTTTCTCATAATCTTCAGCGACAAACTCCTTCCCCACAATACGACGATTGGCTGCAGCTTTAGATGTCTGAGTCGCAGAGACCACAGGGATGTTGTACTGATTACTTAAACCACGAAGTTGTACAGCTATATCTCCTAACTCAAAACGCTTATGTTCACGAACCTTAGCTGGGCGGATAAGATCCAAATAATCTACTAAAAGTACCTTAGGCTCATGTTTTTCAATAAGCTTTTCAATATCTTGAATGCTGCCGCGGCCTGTGGGTAATTCTTCTAATGCCAAATATGGTTCGTAACGTTCGCGTAAACTATAAACGTAATCAAATACCTGTTCTAGGGGTTGACAGGCTATGAGATTGTTATAATTCAAACTACTGCCCATGTCTATGAGCGTTGCCATATAACGTAATAATGTACGAGCTGCAGACATTTCTAATGTTACATGTAAAATCTTTTTCTGCTGTCGGAGTAGTTGTCCCCCAACGAAATTAAGCATTAAGCTTTTACCCACGTTAGTATCTGCCATGAACAAAGTTAATTCTTTATTGAATAGACCTCCTACGTAATTATCAATAAGAGGTATACCTGTCCTGCAGGCACCGACGGATTCGTAAATCTCACGTAAATTTAAAAGTGAAAAAGTATAAACATCTTCTAAACCCCTAGTTTTTTCTGGAGGGCGTATCCTCTTTAATGCATCGAGTAATACTTCGACATCGCCAGCTTCAATGGCATCATTTTGTTCGCTGAGTGCAAGGCGAACCCGCCTATTACTAATGAACTTTGAAACCGTGGTCTTGATGTAATCAGCTTCAGTAACCGAACCTGATGTAACGATACTGAAGAATTCTTGTAGGCCTGTATGTTCTTCAGGAAGAATGTCAGGATTCTGCCTCGCAATTTCATTTTCAATAATTGCAAGAGTGGGAAGTTCCTTGTACTGTGTAAAGTGTGCAGTAACATATTCAAATAACCACTTCCCTATAAAAGTAGTAAAATAGATACCCTGCATATGCTGAGCTTGAGCAAGAAAAAAATCCTTGTCAAGACACAGAAGTGCGAGTAGACGTGTCTGAAAGCTAGGTGCAAAGTTTGTCATCACCTGTCGCCTGGCGGTATACTAGAACTAGAGCCTTGTCTTCAAGTTGTTTAGGACTTGGATATCTAGACGCTTTGCTTTGATACCTGTGAGTATTCCAAACACTAAACCAATGCAAAATATACCTATCAGGCCTAATCTTTTCTTCATTTAAGAGGCAAGCTAATTTCTGAAAACGTTGCACGCCATACACGTAAGGCACCATCACGGATGGATAGTATTTGCCTAACGCATACATATATGCGAGGCGACACAGATCCGGAGTTGCGTTTATCAGCTTGCTTGTTACCAAACTCTTTGTCGGAAAAAGGTCGTCCACTAGTTGTCTCCCAACGTTTCAGGGCATCCATTGCTAGAAGTTCAGAAACTATTGTGTCTCCATACTCACCCACAGTAGCACGGCTCATCAACCGAATTGAACACCAATAAATGAGGCGTTGTGGCATTTTGAAAGAAAGCCACAACCAGAAACGATCTGTGAAGCTCATTGATCCTCCACCTTGATTTCTTCTTTTAACCGTAATTGTTTTGCTTCTGTGAATCCAATGAAATCAATTGGCAAAGCCGCATTTTTATAAATTCTATATCTTTCACGGCTATGTTGCTCCATGGTGGGATGATAAGCGTCATAGATGTCAATCCACTTTTTACACATGCCTTCCCAGGGACGCATCAAACGGCCTGACTTTTGACCTGTGAGAATCTCTGCCTTACCCCCACCAGCATTAATACCTACTCCCAAATTAGGAATATCTAATCCTGCCGCGAAGACATTGCTGGCGATCAAGATGCGGGTTCTTCCACTCTTAACATCTTCACGAATGCGTTCACGATCTTCACCACTAACATTGCCTTGAACGAAAACAGAATGGGGTATAGCTCTCTGTAAACGTTCGCCATGATCAATACGGCGCACTAAGATCAAGATTGATTGCTTCTTAAACTGATTGACAATTTCAAGTATTAGATTATTACGCTTCTCATTTTCAACAATAAAAACCTTTTCCATCAGTGGAAAATCGCCTTCCCAATTAGCATGATACAAATCTACTTGCGTGGGTGCAATATAACC